ACTTCGTCGATAGCACCGGCCATTCCGATCGCAACCCACGTCTGGCTGTCATACTCGATCGGCATCCGTGAGGTAGCAAGGCGTACAGTTCCACCCGTGAACTGCATCTCGATTAACAGGACGAGCTTTGCCGTACCTGCGGCGATCGCGGTCAACGTGCCAGCGAGCAAGTCGCGCATTACGGCGCCTCCTCAAGAGCGAACTGCGTCGCTTCAGCTAGTGCGCCTCCAGGGTTAGGCACATAGACTCGTCCGAAACTCATCTCCGGCATGATCATGTCGATAGTCGGGCTGTCCCAGATCACCGCCGTAGCGCTGGCGATGGTCGCGCGCACTCGGTTAACGAGCGGAACGGTTAATGTCGTCGCGGCAGCGGTGCAGTCCGAGTAGACCCTGAACAGTTGTCCGCCGGTCTTGACGAAATCACCCGCCTTGAGCGTCGCCCCAGATGTGACTGTGAGGACGAGTTGCGCATCGCCACGAGCCGCCTGCGTCTGCACCGTAGGTGATCCGCGCATGGTCCCTAAAGGAATAGGCCGCGTGTAGTGATACACCGCGAGCCGATTGCCGCCACCAGCGAGAGACTGCAACAACAATTCGGCATCGACGCCATCGGCAGTTGGATTCGGAGGTACGGCGAAAGCCACAGACCACCAGTCCCCGACGAAATCGATAGCCTGTAGAGCGGCATTGAACGGCGACCGGAACTGCGCTCCGCTCCGATTGATTCGCCATTCCATCGAACTCGGACACAGCGCGGCGGGCCACGAATAAGTTGTCATACGTTTGCGAACTGGCCGCTACGTTGTAGTTGAATGATCTCGGCCTTGGCCTGCTCTTTGGCAGCCACCATCGCGTTAACCACGTCGTTGCGGCTAACGTTGGAGCCAACAGCGATGTTTTGCACGATGCTCACGCCGCCGTCCGCAGTCTTGGAGAGAGATTGCGGCAGCGCACGGTCAAGTCGCGCGAAATCGCCGGTAGTCGGTGTCGCGGTCGAACCAAACGAGCCGATGACAGTATTCAAGATGGCCCCGAATGCTGAACTGATACCGGAACTTGCAGATTCGCCAAACGACCGAATGATTATCGGGATGAGCGATAGCGCTTCACCGGCCAAACTGGTTTGCGCAGCCAGTGCTCCCATTACGTCAGTGGTTGGCTTCGTTGCCCTGATCAGTGAGAGTGCTTGTTCAGTCGTCAAATCGAGCGAACGTGTCAGATCAGCTAATGCCCTGTCCTCGCGTGCGAAGTCTCCCGTAGTTGATGTTTTCGGCTGTCCACCGCTCAAGGCTAGATTTAATTGAGCGCCGACAAGACCACTCACCAAGTCGTCACCGAACAGCGCTTTATTGAGTTTGGCGGCAGCCGCCTGCGCGATCATCCTGAGAATCAAGTCTGACCACAGTTGGCCGATCGACTGGAAATCGCCCTTGAGCGAGCGGAATAACGTATCGCCTAGAGCGTCTTGGATATTCCGGCTTGCCTCAAGAGCGAACTCGCTCATTTGCGTTGTGCTCGATTTGAATGACTCGTCGAGTTTCTTTATCTCATCCTTGACGCGTTCAAAGTTCTCCTGGTCGCCCTTTTGCGTCGTGAGCAATTGGCGTTCACGTAACACTACAACCTGCTCGCGTAGTGCTCTCGTCCTGGCGTTTTCGGCAGACGCTGCTAACTCCGCTGCGAGCGCAGCTTCCTTTTCTGTGATCAGCGCCTGTTGCTGGGCCTTGATGATCGCAGCGCGCGCCTCTCCCTCGGCTCCGATGAGTGCGATCTCTTCTCGCAGCCTAGCGTTACCGTTGATGATGGCTTCGGTTTCGGATTCGAGCGCATCTTGCTGGCGCTGAACCCATGCGACAACCGACTCGCGTGCCTGCTGTTCGTCTTTGAGAGCTTTGGCTGAGTCGATCAGCGCAGCCAGTTCCTTGATCCGCTTCTCGCCCGCTGGAGTAAGCCCTGTGAGTCCGCGCCGGATGTCGAGTAATGTCTGCTCGGCAGCCGATAGATCGCGCGTCTTGTCGACCTGCTTTTGCAGAGCCTCGATGTAGCGTTGAGCTTCGCCGATAGCCTTGGAGCCGGTGATTGATTTTGGAACCGGCGGCACTTGCAGCGTCGGCAGCGGAGCGACGCCCTCTACCCTGCTACGCCCCAAAAATCCAGGCTCGCGTGGTGCCAATTTGTCCGCAACACCTTTTAGCGCATCTGATACGCCGGCCGCTTCTCTCTGAAGCGCGGCCAATTTCAGGCGCGCATGATCGATGCGCTCCGAAAGCAACGAATCCTTTTTACCGCTGCGCTCGAACTCGGTGTTCATTCGCACGATGCTGTCGCCAACGACGTTAATACGCTGGTTAAGCGTATTAAGTTTCGTCGTGAGCACACCGGACTCGTTCAGGCCGAGTCGCATCGCGATACTTCCGCTGATACCGCCTGCGTCGTTTAGATTCTTGAAAAACGAGTTGAGCGCAGGGATCAGATCAGTCGTAAACGCGCGCGCGGCATCGAGCACATTCTTTTGCAGCGATGAAATCTGTTGGTTGAACTTTTCAACCGCTTGCGCCTGTTCCGTGGTGACAGTGCCGACGAGTTTCGTCTGCTTCGCCAACTCATCAAGGAACGGCGCAGACTCACGAATGCTCTTGCCGAACAGTACTTGGATCGCTCGCGCCTTCTCACCGTCAGTTGCGAACCGAGACAACGCAACAGCCGTTTGCCGAAGAGATTCCGCAGGGTCTGCCCGCTTGAGTGCTTCGGCGTCAAGGCTTAGCGCCTTGAATACTTGGCTAACTTCGTTCTTACCGTCTACATCGCTCAGCGCCTTGTTGAATTTGACGAGAGAACTGGCCATGCCATCGAATGACGTTCCCGTCCGTGCGCCAACATCTTCTAGCGCGCTAAGAGTTTCTATGCTCGCGCCAGTAGCGTCGCGCAGATCATTCAGGGCATCGACACCGCGAAGAATCTCGCGAGGCACATTGACCAGCGCGCGCCCGATCTGTTGCGACAGATCCGCAAGCAAGTTACCGGCGAACGAATCGCGGATACCTTTGCCTGAGTCTTGGGCCGTCTTCTTGAGACGTTTCAAGCTGTTCTCTGCGCGCTTGGTGTCCGTCTCGAACGAGCCGGTCTTCATCAACAGATCGATGATGATCGAACCTAAACTCATGTCATGCTCTCTTTTCTATAGGTGGTTTCACGCCGAACGCCGCCATTGTTTTCACATCAGCCGCCGAATAGCCTTCCGGGACAGGCTCGGGTGCGAGCCAGTCGAGCATGGCCTTCACGTCGCCGCCTCCGATGCTGCGCGCGATGAGCGCAGCGGGCCGGTGGATGCGATGGAAATCGTCAAACGGTTGTTGACGGTAGAACGCGACCCAGGCCATGAACTCGGCCTGGGTCATCGCAGACTGCCACTCGGCTACTGTCCGGCCGCCAAGCGCAAGGGCGAGGACGTGCCAGATCCATCGCTCTCCTCCGGCGGCAAGACTTTTCCCGCTTCACCTACACCGTTGATTTCGAGCACGACATTAGCGATGGCATTCGCCGCCGATGACTTGAGGTTCAGCGCCTGTTTGTACGTCAGCGCCGACTTACCATCTGGCTCGCACAGGGACGCGGCGATGAGCCGCGCCATGCTACCGAGTTGCTCGTCCTCGTCCTTCGACTGCTCGTACCGCGCGAAGCGCCGGAACTCGATCGCCGGCAGCTCCTTGAAATAGAGCTTGTGGACGCTGCCGTCTGAGAGCGTAACGTCTCGCTCGTGGATGGTGTCGCTGATGAACAGTGATTCGCTCAGCATCACACCGCCCAATGCACAGTGGTCGCACCGCTCGGCTTGAGCGTCATGGTGCCGCGGACAACTTCATTCGTCGCTAAGTCGATCGTCAGGTTTGAGATGGTCGCGTCGAACTGAAACGTCGTGCGGTCAGGCGGCGGAACGAGCAGATTGTCGGTATCGACAGTCGGCGCGTTAGCCGAGTCGCTAAGACCCACCATCCAATTGACTTGAGAATTCGCTTCTTGCAGCGTGAACAACGCCTGATGCGAACCGTCTCCAGCGTAGAGAATGAACGGCACCGATACATCGCTCGTGTCGGCGAAGCCGCCTATCGACGTACGTTTAGACGTGATATTGCTGAGGCACGTCGTGTCGATCGTGTCTTTCGTGCCGCCATTGACCCCGGTAATTCCAGTTGGGCAACTGAGTTGCGTCACCGTCGGATCTGTTGTCGTCAAGCTGTCGACGAAGTAGAGGTGCGAGCCCTTGGTTTCGAATGCATTATCAATTACAGCCATGATAGGCCTCCTACAAAGAAAAAGGGCCTCATCGAGGCCCTTCGGGGGGTGAACTGATACGAATATCCCTAAAGAAGAAGCGTCACTTTCGCATGTTTCTTCATGTTCTCTAACTTCCAAAGTGGCCGCAGATTTGGAAGCGCCCAAACTCTCCTTGCCACGTTTAATGGGTCAATAGTGAAATCGAATGCTGAAACCGGTGTTATGTGATCAATGTGCCATTCACCATAGTTTTCCCAACACATCGATCCAACAAACTGGCGCTCAAGGTGAACCTTCAGTTCCTCAGCGGAATAGCCAACTACATCAAAACATTTGCGACCAGACTTGTTTCGCCTGATCGAGTTTCTTAAACCGCAGCCGATAGCACGCCGCAATTTGTCAAGTGGATCTGACTTCGTTCGCTGATATCGTTCACGTTGATTTCTCGCCACCCGCTCGCGCGTAGCCTTATCGTCTCGATACTTTGCAGCAGCACG